GCAGCGTACGCAAAGGCTACAGATGCAGCAGTTAACGCAGCACTTATCGCAGGCGCAACAGCAGATGCAACAACCACAACAACATACCCAACAGCATCAGAATTGCTAGGAATTGTTGCTCGCGGTTCTGCTTCTGTTTATAACGCGACACTCGGACTTCCAAATCCATTCGCTCGTAACATGATCGTCAACACTTCACAGTGGTCAAACATCATGACACTCAACGATGCAGGCCGTCCTATCTACAACGCAGTCAACCCAATGAACGCTGGCGGATCAGTAGTACCAACAGCACTTCAGGGTAATGTTGCAGGACTCAACCTATTCGTAACTCCTAACACAGCAGCTGGAACTGACACAGACGGATCTATCCTCATCGTCAACCCAGATGCTTACACATGGTACGAGTCACCTAACTACCGTCTCCGCGCAGAGTCAACAGCCGCAGGTTCCATCACTATCGGCTACTACGGCTTTGGAGCGATCGCTACCAAGGTCGGCGCAGGCGCATTCAAGAACAACAAGGCGTAAGCCCATTTAAGTCGCTGGTGGGGTAGTGCCCTTCTACCCCACCAGTCTTTAGAAAGAAGGAAGCATGGCACTTACTACAGTTGCAGAGTTACGCACCGCCCTTGGCGTTGGCACACTCTATGCTGATGCGACCCTTCAAGAAGTCGTAGATGCAGCAGACAATGTTCTGCTTCCTTTTATCTGGTCTAACACTCTCTCAATTATTGGGCATAGCAATACTGCCAGCACCGGCACTTCTTACTTCCAAGACTCGATCGCAGATGTTCTATATGTAGGCGAAACCGTAGTTATCTCAGGTGCAGGATCTAAGCACAATGGATCTAAAACTATTACTGGCAAGACAGATCATTCAATTACTTATGCAATAACTGGCAACAATAATGCGGTAACACCACGCCACCCAATTAACCCTTATGGCTTACTTTCAGCCGAGACATATCTCGACCCAGCAACGATCCCAGCGATCCAAGAAGCTGCTTTAATGATTAGCATTGATATCTGGCAATCTCGCCAAGCGCCTTCGAGCGGTGGCGTTACGATCGATGGTTATGCTCCAAGCCCTTATAGAATGGGCAACACACTCTTGGCAAGAATTCGCGCTTTGATCAGCCCATATCTCGATCCGCGTAGCATGGTTGGCTAACCATGGCGGCTATCTCAACACTTCGCAGCACTATTGCAGCGGCACTCGTAGATAATTCACTCTATTCAGTCTTTAGTTTTCCGCCTAGCACGCCCATAGTAAACAGCGTAGTTATTAGCCCGGCAGATCCTTATATTACCCCGACTAATAACGGTCGCAATACTGTTGCACCACTTGCTAACTTTAATATAAATATATTCGTGCCTTTGCTCGATAATGAAGGCAACCTAAACGGAATTGAGGATATGTTAGTTGCAGTCTTTAACAAACTAGCAGCTTCCTCTATCGTCTATAATGTGGGAGATGTGAGCGCTCCAAGCGTTCTTAATGCCGCATCGGGCGATCTACTGACTTGCTCCCTGCAAGTCTCAGTCCTAACGAGTTGGAGTTAATTATGACCCTTGAAGAATGGGAAAAAGACAACGCAGCGTTCCTGATCAAGATAGGTCAGATCGCTCCAGCAGCACCTAAAACAGCAACTAAGAAAGATGAGGAATAAACCAAATGGCAGTATATCTAAGCAATGGGGTAGTTCTAACTGTTAATGCGGTTGACCTATCATCACTCGTATCATCTGTAACTATCAACCGATCATTCGATGAACTAGAAGTCACAGCAATGGGCGATAGTGGTCACAAGTTCGTAAAGGGCTTGGAAGCATCATCTATCACTATCGACTTCTTTAACGATGAAGCAACAAACAAAACACTACAGACTTTGAACTCATCAAGCGTCTGGGGCAACAGCGTTACTGTTACAGTCAAGCAGACTTCAGCTGCTACTTCAGCAACTAATCCGCTTTACACAATGTCTTGCCTAGTTAACAACACAACACCAATTAACGGCGCAGTTGCAGATCTTTCAACTCAGTCAGTCACTTGGAATGTTAACGGCACTATCGCAATTACAACTTCCTAATAACTAACTAAGGGGCAAAGCATGGCAAAACTAAAGGTAACAAGGGCAGACGGAAGCGTTAACGAGTACCAGATCACACCAGCGATCGAGTACGCCTTCGAGCAGTATGCAAAGAAGGGCTTTCATAAAGCCTTTAGAGATGATGAAAAGCAAAGCGATGTATATTGGCTTTGCTGGGAGTCTATTCGTAGGTCGGGTGAAACCGTTAAACCCTTCGGAGAAGCGTTCTTGGAAACTTTGGCTAAGGTCGAAGTTCTCGATGACGACCCTTTGGAGTAACGCGAGAGTCCTTCACCTATCTCGTAGCGAGATTATCGCTTGAGACTGGACTCTCGCCACAGACTTTAATTGAACTAGATCACACGATGTTCAGGACTTTACTTCAAGCCCTGAAGGACAGAGCAAAGGAGCAAGCTGATGCCAACAGAAGTAAAAGGCGCAGATAAACTCCGCAAAGCCTTAAAACAATATGAGCCTGATCTAGCCAAAGAGACAACTAAAGAACTGGGCAACTTGCTAAAGCCTATCGCTGCTAAGGCTCGCGGTTTCATGCCAGCAGAGTCACCGCTAAGTGGCTGGGCAGAGCGCGCAGACGGTAAAGGCAAGTTCCCTACCTATAACCCTTCGATCGCCAAGAAGGGTATTACCTATAAGACTTCTCCAAGCCGCCCTAATAATCGCGGTTGGCGTTCGCTCGTATCCTTACTCAATAAGTCAGCCGCAGGCGCTATCTATGAGACTGCTGGCCGTAAGAACCCCGGCGGAAACTTCTCACCACGATTAGGTGGAGAACCTAAAGGACAAGGCAAGATGCAAGGTCGCGGCATCTTTCGCGCTTGGAATGAGGATCAAGGCAAGACTCAAGGAGCAGTTATCAAGGCACTCGAAGGCGCAGCCGCTAAGTTCAACGCTAAGACAGGCAGATATAAGTAATGGCTACTAATGTAAAAGTCGATATTGCCGCGGAGTTCGTTGGCCGTAAAGCCTTTAACGATGCAGTTAAATCAACTATCGGACTTAACTCTCAAGTAAAGACACTTGCTAAGTCTTATGTTGGTCTGTTCACAGTTCAACGCTTGGGTCGGGCTAGTTTTAATGCTGCCAAAGCCTTTGCAGCCGATGACAAAGCAGCCAGAGTATTAACCCAGTCTTTAGATAACTTAGGTTTAGCCTTTGCTGATCCTTCGGTCAAGAACTTTATCGCTGATCTTGAAAAGCAGTTTGGCGTACTTGATGACCAACTGCGCCCAGCCTTTCAGCGTTTATTAACTACTACTGGAGATGTTGCTAAGAGCCAGCAGTTGCTCCGCACAGCCCTTGATCTAAGCGCGGCAAGCGGCGCAGATGTTGTATCAGTAGCCGGTGACTTATCTAAGGCCTATGTAGGCCAGACTCGATCCCTTGCTAAATACGGTATCGGACTAACTCAGGCAGAACTCAAGGCTATGGAGTTCGAGCAAGTCCAAACACGAATTAACGATCTATTCGGCGGACAGGCTCAAATTTCTGTCGATACTTACGCAGGATCTTTGCAGCGCCTATCTGTTGCAGCCAATAACGCTAAAGAAATTATCGGTGGTGGATTACTCGATGCACTTGCAGCCCTTGGCGGCGGTGGCGAAGGTGGACTCACTAACACACTAAACCTTATTGAAAAGACTTCTACTGCCCTTGCTACCTTCGTGCGCCGCTTTGGCGTTGGAGTTGGTCAGTTAGCAGCCCTAGCGCGTGGAGACTTAAAAGCCTTCAGAGCCATAGGCGAGACCGAGATGAACCGCGGTCGAGACATGTCTGGTATCACTCCAGGGATCAGAGCAGAGTTAACTAAGGCAGCAGCCGAGAAGGCAGCAGCCAAGAACCGCACCGCTTTACTTAAGACAACCAAAGAGCAGACTAAAGCGATTAAAGAACAGACAGCGCTTACTAAAGCTGGCACTCTGTTCGATATTCAGCAGACTCAGATCATCGCTGCACTCAAGGGTGATATATCAGCCGAGGAACGGAAGCGCCTAGAACTGCAACTAGCGATCCTTACTGGCAACACTTCAGAGGCTTCTAAACTTGCCGGGGAACTCGCCAAGTCTCAAGGACTATCACAGCAACTAGCTGCTTACCTTGCAAGCCTGCCAGATGCCAAGAACCCTTTTACAGCATGGAAGTCTTATCTTGACATGATCGAGTCTCAGGTTGCTCGTATCGCAGCAGGTAATGTACAAGTAACTCCAACATCTATGGCTTCTGGCTATGGCGTAACTGGTGAGCAATACTCACTTCCTCAAGGATCTCAATTTACAACTGACACAGGAGTAGCAGTAACAGTCAATGTTAACGCTGGCTCGATCATCGCTCAAGAAAGTCTTACCGATGTTATCCGCGATAGCCTGCTAAATGACTCGCTACAAGCCAAGTTCGCTTCCATATTCCGTCAAGGTGGGTCATTCGGATAATGGCACTCCCAGCGCAAATCAGCGTATCGTTCGACTTTACTAGCGGTGCTACCTTCGGCTATCCCTTTACTATTGGCGATGAGAAGTACGGCGTTCTAGGAGTAGGCACACTAGCCTCAACAACTACTCCAGAGCCTACGGTTGATCTAACTCCGAATGTTCGTCAGATCAGTATTAAGCGCGGTCGCAACATCATGCGCGATACTTACGAGGCTGGCACAGCAACGATCCGAGTCTTAGATCCTAACTCCGACTTTAACCCTCAGAATGTGAACTCTCCTTACTTTGGCTTCTTGACTCCGCTACGCAAGTTGCGTGTCTCAGCAACGGTTGGTGGGGTTGGCTACTTCTTATTCTCTGGCTATACAACAGAATATAAGTACACCTATCCTCAAGGGCAGGAGACAGGCTATGTTGACATAATCTGTTCTGATGCTTTTAGACTTATGCAGCAAGCAGGAATTACCACGGTGGCAGATGCCACAGCTGGGCAAGATACCGGCACTCGAATAAACCGTATTCTCTCGCAGGTTCAATGGCCTGCTTCAATGCGCACGATCGACACAGGAAATACGACTTGCTTGGCTGATCCTGGCACTTCTCGCACAGCCCTAGATGCCCTAAAGAACGCAGAGTTCTCAGAGCAAGGCGCGTTTTATATCAACTCAGAAGGCACAGCTATATTCCTAAACCGTACCAATGTGATTAAGAAGTATGGCGAGACTCCGATCGAGTTCAACCAGACTGGTGGTATCCCTTACAGCAACCTTACTTTCGCCTTCGATGACAAGTTAATCATCAACAGCGCTGGCATGACTCGCGTAGGCGGCACTCAGCAGGTATCAGAGAACTCAGCATCTATCGCTAAGTACTTCCCTCACCAACTTAATCAGAGCAACCTAGTAGCCCAGACAGATGCAGACACGCTAAACATCGCAAAGATCTATGTGGCAACTAGAGCTGAGACAACTATCCGCATAGATGCCATGACGGTCGATCTACTCGATCCAGCAGTACCAACAGCGACCATGCTTGGACTCGACTACTTCTCAAATCTACGGATACAAAATATCCAGCCAGACGGCTCAACTATCGTTAAGACTTTGCAAGCGCAAGGACTCGACTGGAATATCACGCCCAATTCCATGAAGGTAACTGTGACAACTCTCGAACCGATAGTGGAAGGCTTCATCATCGGATCGGCAATATCAGGTATAATCGGCACTAACATAATGGCGTATTAGGAGATATAAATGGCAACAGGCTTTCCAGCAGCTACAGGCGATGTCCTAAGCGCGGCTATGTACAATGGACTCACCTCTTTCACGGTAGGTGCGGCTAACACAGGCGACTACACAGCGACTATTGCTGATGCGTATCAAACCCTTGAACTTATGAACAAGGCAACCGCTATCGCCTTCAAGATCCCCACAAATGCTTCTGTGGCGTTCCCAGTAGGCACAGTGATTACAGTTCTTAACATCGGCGTGGGTACTTGCACGATCTCAGCAGTCACGCCCGGCACTACTACAGTCCTTTCAGCAGGCGCAACAGCAGCTTCTCCTACTCTTGCTCAATATCGATCAGCAGCATGTATTAAGACTGCAACTGACACTTGGTATGTAGTAGGGGCTATTGGATAATGATCGCTAATTGTTTAAGCGGTATTCACGGTAGAGTTGCGCCTGCAACTGTAACTGGTGGAACTCTTTACACATCTGGTGGATACAATTATCGAGTATTTACCGCCAATGGCACTTTAGGTGTAACAGGCGGCAGTATAACCGCAGACATCTTGGTAATCGCCGGTGGCGGTTCAGGTGGTAGCGACATCGGTGGTGGCGGTGGAGCAGGTGGTCTCCTTGGTTTTACAAGTCAAGTCTTAAGCGGAAATAGCACAATAGTTGTAGGTGCAGGCGGCGCAGGAACTTCATTCCCTGCTGACGGATCGCAAGGCGCTAACTCATCATTCGCTGCTTTAACTGCCTCTGTCGGCGGCGGTAAAGGTGGAACTGGTGGCAACGCTGGTGGATCTGGTGGCTCAGGCGGCGGCGCTCGCGGCACTGGTGCAGCAGGAAGTGCTACATCAGGACAAGGTTTCGCAGGAAATAATGGAACATCACCAAGCGCAGGCGGTGGTGGTGGTTCAGCAGAGATCGGCTATAAAGGAACCACTAATACACAGTCAGGTGCAGGTGGTAATGGTTTAACTACTTATTCATCTTGGGGCTTAGCAACGACAACTGGTCAAAATGTTTCTGGGACTGTTTATTATGCAGGCGGCGGTGGCGGTGGCGGAGCCACAGGCGCAGGAGTTTCAGGCGGCGCAGGAGGATTAGGCGGTGGTGGTGCAGGATCTCCTACCAACCCTTCAGCAGCTGCAACTGCTAACACTGGCGGCGGATCTGGTGGCGCACCTGGTACATCAGGCAACGGCGGATCTGGAATTGTAATCGTAAGGTGGGTCGCATGAGTCATTGGGCAGAATTAGACGATAACAATAAAGTCTTACGCGTTCTCGTTGGCGATAACAATGATCCTAACGGCGATGAAGGTTACCAATGGTTATTGGATAACCTTGGCGGTACTTGGGTAAAGACTTCTTACAATGGCAATATCCGCTATAACTATGCTGGTATTGGATTTACTTATGATCCAGATGCAGATGCTTTTATTGCACCTCGTCCAGAATGCGGTCACAAAGAACTATTCTTAAATGACAACTTTAAGTGGAATTGCCAAGGTTGTGACTTAGAGGCTAAGAAGTTATTCGATGAAGCCTAAATTATGCAAAGCAGGACAACAACTTCGTGAACAGTTCGATGACTGCTTCAGCGATCGTGATCGTACCTCGGACGGCTGGATCGGCGATAGTCGGCACTCAGCTCGTAAGTCTGACCATAATCCAGATGAGCAGGGCTGGGTTCGTGCCATTGACATTGACCGCGATTTATCCGGCAGACCTAAGCCCGACCTCATGCCCGATGTGGCGGATCAACTTCGTCAGTTGGCAAAGTCTGATAAGCGCATCTCGTATCTCATCTTTGACGGCAAAATTGCAAGCGCCAAAAGCGCTTGGCGCTGGAGAACTTATACTGGGGTTAACAAGCATCGGCATCATCTCCATGTCTCGTTTAGCGTTAAGGGTGACCAAGACGGTTCGTTCTTTAATATCCCGACTCTAGGAGCATCACTATGAATATGAAAAACCCTTACCTACTTACAGCAGGTGCGTTCTTATCTGCTTGGGCTGCATCTAACTTTGCGTTAGATTACCGCTCAGTCCTATGGGCTGTACTTGCTGGAGTCTTTGGATATGCGACACCAAAACGATGACACAGACGGATCTCCTAAATCTTTATATTGCTACGCTTGCGATAGTGGGTGGCTTGGCTGGCTATGTGATCACTCACTTGCTGTCGGAGATTAAACGCCTCAATACGCGTGTCGATGAGATCTACAACATACTCTTAGAGCGATAATAAAAGCATGGCACGCAAGAAGGCTATCGACTTAGAAGCATATTCTATGCTCGATCAGTATTGCATAGGGCTAAACGAATACTATAAATCGCTTAGACGAGCAGGCTTCGATGTTGAGACTGCGCTTTGCATCTTGCTCGAACCTGCTACTTACCCGGCAACTATCCTTCCTGCACCAAATTGGCTGCCATTGCTTCCCGATCAAATCCCTTACGATGATGATGACGAGGACTAATGAAACGTACTGTAATCGTTCCCGATCTACAGGTTCCATATCATGACGAAGTTGCTGTCCGCAATGTTGCAAGTTTTATTAAGAAATACCGCCCAGATAGCGTGGTTACACTCGGAGATGAAATCGACCTTCCACAAATCAGCAGGTGGACAGAAAACACGCCGGGCTGGTACGAGCAGACACTAGCTGAGGATCGCGATCAAGCGGTCGAAGTTCTCTGGTCGCTAGTCGAGCATTCTAAAGAGGCTCACATGATTCGTTCTAATCACACAGATCGTCTTTACAATGTGATCATGAAAAAGATCCCAGCCTTCCTAGCCTTGCCTGAACTCCGCTTTGAGCGCTTTATGCGTTTAGACGAGTTAGGCATCACCTATCACAAGAAGCCATACGCCTTTGCTAAGGGCTGGGTAGCAGTTCATGGAGACGAGCAAGGCATCAACCCTAATGCAGGTCTCACAGCCCTTGGAGCGGCTCGTAGGCACGGTTTAAGCGTGGTATGTGGACATACTCATAGGGCTGGCTCATCGGCCTTCACAGAGGCTTCTGGGGGCAAAATAGGCCGTATCCTGCGTGGGGTTGAAGGTGGTCATTTAATGGATATCCGCAAGGCTGGCTATACCAAGGGAACTATGAA